GTGCGGGTAATAACGCTAGAACACACAACCTTGGAGTTGCACCAGAACTTTTAATCATTAAAAATCGTTCAAGTAGTGCCTCTGGTGATTGGTACACATTCCACACATTTACATCTTCTAACTTTAAGAAGCAATTGTTAGACACAACAGATGCACAAACAAATTACACATATGGAAGTTTCTTAGACGCACAGCCAACTAGCACTACATTTACTGTTAACTCGGGTGCGGGCTGTAATGAATCTGGCGTTACTTATGTTTCCTACTTATTCGCCACTTGTGCAGGGGTTTCCAAAGTAGGCTCTTACACAGGTACAGGCACTACAAAGCAAATTGATTGTGGATTTACAGGTGGTGCAAGATTTGTCCTAATCAAGCGCACAGACTCAACTGGCGACTGGTACGTCTGGGATTCAGCACGAGGCATCGTAAGTGGCAATGACCCATACTTGCTTTTGAACACCACAGATCCTGAAGACACATCTACAGACTACATTGACACTTACAGCGCAGGGTTTGAGATTAGTTCAACTGCGCCAGCCGCCATCAATTCAAATGGTGGCTCGTTTATCTTCTTGGCTATCGCATAAGGAAAATCATGCAAATCAGAACACAAACAGGCGCAGTCATGTACGAAGCAGAATTTCGTGCATATCAAAAAGCCAATGGTGGCCCATCATGGGACATAACAACAACTGAAGTCTTAACTGCTTTGGGGGCTGATGTAGTCTTTGAAGGCGCACAGGCTACAGGCGGTACTGTTTACCAATACTCTCAAGCCTCTGGTGTTGAGCAAGTAGATGGTAAGTGGTACACAAAGTATTTGCTTGGCCCTATCTTTACAGATGGTGAGACAACTGCTGCTGAACAAGAGACTGCTTACAAGGCTCAGAAAGATGCTGAACAGGCTAAGAGTGTTCGTCAGACCCGTGATGATAAACTAACAGAAACTGATTGGAGATTTCGTAGCGATATGACTCCATCACAAGAGTGGAAAGACTACTGCCAAGCATTGAGAGATGTTCCTTTGCAGAGTGGTTTCCCTTGGACTATTACTTGGCCTGTTGAGCCACAATAAGGAGCAATCATGGCTGTAACTAGCGCACAAATTGTAGATTTTCTGCTTACTAATCCAGACTTGACTGATGCCCAGATCGTCACGGCTATGGAGACCTATGGAGTCTCTCCTGCTCAGATGGCTCAAGCTGTTGGGTTAGATGAGGGTGCAGTTGCGGCTCGTGTGGCGGCTACTGTTCCTCAGGGTCAAACAGTAACCCTTGGTGACACCATTGTTCAACCTGTTTATCAAGTAACTGGATCAGGTGACAGCGAACAAATTGGTGGTATTGAGAATGTTCTGACTTACAGAGTTGGAGAAAATCAGGCTGGTGGTGGTTATAACCAATACACACCAACTGGTGAACTTGAGCGTACTGGTACACAACAGAAGGTTGAGAGTGGGTTTGGTGAGTTTTTAGCAGGTGCTGGGTTACTTTTTGGTGGTGCTGCTTTGGCGGGTCTTGGTGGTGGAGCAGGTGCGGCTACTGTTGGCTCAACTGGCTTAACAATGGCTGAGTTGGCTCAACTTGATTTAGCTTTAGGTGGTGCGGGTGGTACTGCGGGTGCAACTGCTCTTGCTAACTCTTTAACTACTGGTGCTTTGACAGGTACATTGACAAACCTAACAGGTGGTAGTGGTACAGGTGCTTTGACGGGTGGATTGGCTACTGAGGGTGTTGTCGCAGGAATGGGTACTGGTACAGGAATTACAGCGGCTGGTGCAGGTGGTTTAGGTGGTGGAACTACTGTAGCGGGTCTTGGTACTGGTGTCGGAACGGGACTTACTACTACTGGCGCAGGTCTTGGTGCGGCAGGAACAGGCGCAGGAATTACAGCAGGTACAGGATTAACAGGAACTGGTGTTTTAGCGGGTTCTGGTCTTGGAACTACTTTATTAGGTACTGGAGTTGGTACAGGATTAGGAACTGGTGTTCTTACTGGTTCGGGTTTAGGTACTACTCTTGCAGGTGTAGGAACAGGTGTTGGAACTGGTTTAGGGACTACCTTGGCAGGCGTTGGTACAGGCGTAGGCACTGGTTTAGGTACAGCACTTGGAACAGCGGCAGGAACAGGTCTTGGTGGTCTTACAGCGGCTCAACTTGGTGCTTTACTATCTGGTGGTTTAACTACTGGTGCAGGTCTTCTCCAACAACAAACATCTAAAGAAGCGGCTCAAAAAGCGCAAGCCATGATTGACAGAGAGACTGCTGCGGCTAAAGCAGCTGCTCAGTTTAGACCTGTTGGAATGACTACTCGGTTTGGCTCTTCGCAGTTTGCGGTTGATCCAGTTACAGGTCAATTGACTAGCGCAGGATACACACTAAGTCCCGAAGCTAAGAATGCTCAAGACCGATTTGTTAGGTTAGCTGAGTCTGGTTTAGTCCAAGCAGAAGGCGCACAAGCAAAGTTTGCTCCTTTGCAAACAGGCGCACAAAGTTTGTTTGGTCTTGGTAATCAGTATTTGGCTCAATCTCCTGAAGCAGTTGCAGCAAATTACCTAAAGAGTCAGATGGCTTTGTTGCAACCAGGCAGGGAAACTGAACTTGCTAATCTGCAAAACAGACTCCAACAACAAGGTCGTGGTGGTTTAGCGGTTGCTCAAGGCGGTACTATGGGTGCTACAACTCCTGAACTACAGGCTTTGTTCAACGCTAGAGCGCAACAAGAAGCTCAATTGGCGGCTAATGCTCAACAGTATGGTCAGCAAAACGTCTTGTTTGGTGCAGGTCTATTGAATCAAGGTTCTCAAGCTATGGGTCAGTATTATGGTGGTCAGCAAGCCGCCTATGCACCTTACACAACTGCTATGGGGCAAGTTACAGGACTTGAAAGTGCGGCACAACAACCATTCCAAATGGGCATTGATTTAGGAAAGATCGGAGCAACAACTGGATTCGATGCTGGTCGACTTGGGCTACAGGGTGCTGGTCAAAGCGTGGCATTGGCTACTGGCCCTGCGGCAACAAACAATCCTTACGCATCATTGTTAAGTGGTGCGGCATCCTCTCCCGTTCTTACAGAAGCCGCTGCGAAAGCTCTGGTTGGCTTATTTTCATAAGGATTCATCATGGCAGATATCGTAGCAAGTCTTTTCGGTCTAACTCCCGAAATGTATGGTGAGCAAAAAAGAACAAGTAGTTTGGCTGAAGGCATTAGACTAGCCCAACTAGACCCTGCGGCTCGTGGTGCGGCAATGACGTATGCAGGTGCTAGAGGTCTAGGGGATGCAATTGGTGGTGCTTTGGGTGTTCAAGACCCACAGTTACAGTTGATTAGCACTAGAAATGCTATTGCTAAACAGATAGACCAAACTAACCCTGAGTCGATCCTACAAGGCGCTCAGATGTTGGCACAAGCTGGCGACCAACAAGGCGCTATGGCTTTGGCTCAATATGCTCGTCAAGCACAGAGTGAGATGGCTCAAGCACAACAAAGACGGGCAGCTGCAGCGGCTTCTATGGCTCAAGCGGCTAAGACTCAACTTTCTATTAAGCAAGAAGAAGACTTGCGTGCTGAATTGGCTAAACTTCCTCCAACTGCCACACAAGATGAAATTCTTGCGGTATTAACTAAATATGGTTCTCCAGATAAAGTTATTGCGGCTTTGACTGCATCTGCAAGCAGAACAGAGGCCACACAAGCTAGAACTGCAACATCAGAGGCGGCTAATCTAGCCAAGACTGAAGCTGCTAAAACTGCGGCTGATGCTGCGCTAGAAAGAGCTAAAGTTGCGGCAGATGCACAGATTGAAGCGGCTCGTGAACGTGGTGCAACAGCAGTACAAATTGCTCAATTACAAACACAAACCAAGAGAGATTTAGCACAACTTGCTATTTCTCTAAAAGAATCTGCTTCTGCTGAATTGCTTACTCCTAAAGAGAAGCAAAAGCGTGAATCAGCATATCCACAGGCAACTTCTGCTATCAATAGTTTTGAAACTAAGGCTGATTCATTTGTTAAAGACATTGAGAAGCTAAGAGATAGTCCTGGTCTTTCAGAAATCACAGGTATTGCGGCAGGTCGATTGCCTGGCATTACAGCAAATGGTCGTGCGGCTCAAGCCCTATACGACAAGATTGTTGCCAAAGGTGGTTTCCAAGCCTTACAAGACCTTCGTGATGCCTCCAAAACAGGTGGTGCTTTGGGTAATGTGTCTAATCAAGAGGGTAAACAACTTACTGCTTCTTTTGCTGCCATTGATCGCAGACAAGATGCTAAAGATGTTAGAGCCGCACTTGACCAAGCCATTGGCGACATTCAGGGTTCTAAGACTCGTTTGAAAGAGGCGTACGATTTGACGTACTCGTACAAGGCTGAACAACCTAAGAAAACGCTTTCTGGTGAAGATCGGCAAGCCTTAGATTGGGCAAACAAAAACCCAAATGATCCTCGTTCTGCACAAATCAAGAATCGTTTAGGAGAAAAGTAATATGGCTGAATTTGACCCTGATGCATATCTTGGTAAGACAACAGAGTTTGACCCTAATAAATACTTAGGGGTTAAGCCCCAAGAGTCTGATGAAACTGCTCGTTTGGCGGCAAGATTTCCTGCTCCTCCTTCTGCTCAAATACCTGGCTATGGGAAACCTGTACCTGCGGCTAAAAATGAACAAAATTTAAGTCTAAGCCAGTTGCTTTATCGCAATATCGCTAGACCAGTAGTTGCCCCTACAGTTGAGGCACTTGGTGCTGTTGGCGGTGGCTTGTTAGGAACTCCAGCAGGGCCACCAGGCATTGTTGGTGGTGCAGGTTTAGGCTATGGCATGGCTAAAGAAGTCTTAAAACTAGGGGATATTTACCTTGGTGGCATGACTCCAGAACAAGCCCAAACACAACCTGTTAAGAACGTCCTTGAAGGCGCTACCTATGAAGCGGGTGGTCGTGTTGTTGGTCAAGCAGTAAGTGCTGGCATTGGCAAAGTAGTAGATTTATTTAATGCTCCTGCACAAAAAGCGGCTACTTTGGCTCAATTGTCTCTTGGTAAAGACCTTCCTGATGTGCTTGCTGCACTAAAGAAAGCTCCTCCCAATGCGAGTGTTGCTGAAATAACAGCTTCTGTTAACAATCCTAAATGGCAAGCATTGATTGATGATGCACTGCAACAAGACCCACAATTCTTACGAAAAGTTAGACTATTCAATGAAGACGAATCTTTAAAGGCTTTGTCTAAATTGGCGGGTGGCGAGAATGCGGCTGAAGTTCGTTCTATTGCTGAAAAAGCAAAGGATGCCCTAAATGCCATTACAACCCCATCAAGAGAAGCCGCATTAAATCGTGCAAATCTTGGTAAAGCTGTTGCTGAATATGAAGCA